CACCATTTGTTTGCATTTCCCCGCCGGTCGACGAATCGCCTTTGGAGATTTGAAAGAAGGACTTTGGAGAGAAGGGGTATCAATCCCTTCCCCGACGTTTTCTTATGATCCCAGAGATCCGGTTACCCAGACCTAGGGTGGTAAAAGCACAATGGAATTAACGTCACGCATCGCCGAAGGGCTGCCCCCCCGGTGTTCCAGAATAGAGATCCATTGCCATCAGGCAGGGCTCTTAGACATCGTTATCCCTATTCTTTCCCCAGCGCTTTCGTTAACTGTCGACGAGTCGCTCGCCACAGTCTTAACAACTGAGAGCGTTTACGACCCTCGAACCGCGGTGCGGTCCGCTCTGCGAGATTGGGTGTTACGGGGATTTCGTCTAAACGATCTCTCCATTCCTCAACCGCCGACCAGATCTTGTTAAGATCGTCCATTGTAGGCGATTCTAAAGATTCTGCACCCCTTACGATCGCATCTAACTCCGTCTTAAAATCGCGAAGCAACGTTCCTAGGATGAAATACTCCCAGGTGTTACGGTGCCAGTTTCCTGGATCCATAACCGTTGCCCCAGTTCCGTACTCATCACTGAGCCGAACCCGGGAAATCCCACGCAAGTGGGCGTTCAGCGACGACTTAAGACCGTCAACTAGACGTGACCATAGATACCGTGAGATTTCTCCCACGGCACCGTCAGATAGCTCAAAGACCTCCCCAGGCTTTCGCAAGAGGAGCCAGTTATTCACACTGGAAGACCACGGCGAACCGGGTCTCGTTAAGAGTATCATCAGGCCCTGAAGACGGGATCTAGTATCCAACACCGCTGGCAACGATGCCAGACGTCGATACCCATAGCCAAGTAACCTAGCAGCCACACGTACTGTTTCCAGTACGTTGTCCCATCCTGGTTTCAGATTACTCTGTAATAGGATGGTCTCCAAGACGCTTTGGTCTGCTTTCGCAGTACCAAGAGCTAACAAGGAGATCCATGAGGCGTCTTGCCCATGGATGAAAGTTCGTTTTGCGAACTCGAAGCTGCCGTTAGACGAAATCAAGGATTTCGCTAACCCAACCTCTACCCCAATTACTTGAAGCAAGATCAGGTACTCTTGGGCCACTTTACCGTCTGCTAAGACGATATCGTCTCCAAGTAGTGCATAGTCTTCGAACCACTGTAGGATTCCGTATGCCTTATAAGCAGCATATTGGACCAAAATATGGTGAGTCAACGAGAAGACCGCCCAAGAGGTTAGCGCCCCCATTGGTTGGCCCCCTCCGTACATTACTGTCGGAGGCACGCCAGCAGATGGAACTTTCGTCCCTTCTGGTGGTCGTGGTACTATAAATCCGCGCCACACTAGGAGGCGAATCCATAGGCCCGCTAGCCTTGGCCCCAAGAGCAGAGCCAAGACCGCATGTTGCAGTAATGCAGGAAATCTGTCCGTAGCAGATGAAAGATCAAACGACCAGAACGACCCTCTCGGGCCTTTCTTGGCTAGCAGCCTTCGGGCTGGAGCCAACTGATCGAATGTCCCATCCTGTGGTATGGTACCCAGGATGTTAAACAAAACGTTATGGACAGGTTTCATTACACACTGCGTGATGCAATCCACCATTGCGAAAACACGTATCTTACCCGCAGGCTCGACTTTAAACCCAAGTTTGCCTAGCCCTTGCGTTCTCCCAAAGCCAGGAAAGGAAGTAGCATACTGTCCTCTCCGAAGCTGAAGTTGAATCTGGGTTATCGCCTTTCTTCCAAGGTCAAATAGCCGTGTTACCACGGTGTCTTCGACCAGGGTCAACCACTCTTGCAAGAATGGTAGCAGAGGTGTTGGTGACACAGGGTCCTGTCCCCGTCCGTTAGTGTCCCAAGCAACTACATCCGAGAGGATTGCTCCAATCGAAGTAGGCTGGGCCTTAACTTTCGGATCAAGGACCGAGGGTCCCTCTCCGCCTGTATTTGGCGAGCCCTTTAGTATCGCAAGGAGTCGGGGTTTTAGGTTTAAAGAGGACGGGTTCTCACCTCCACGTGATACCAGCGCGGCCAAACGTTCCGAGTACTCTAATGAAGTTTCATTCAGAAGAGCCTCCGGTAACGATGACGTTCCCCTTTCGGGCTTCGACGCTGCCATTACGTGGTTTACCTTTAGAGTTTTCACTCCAGAGGTGTGGGAGTTTCCTCGCCACAATTTGACCGCAACCGGCCAAAACGCAGCCAAGAACCCGAACCATTCCCTTAGGAATTCCTTTGGCATCGAAGATGGCTCCGTAATAGAATCTAATTTTAGCTTACCCGGGAAATCGATTACTCGATAGAGCCCGAATAGGGTCAACCAGATCCTAAAAGTCCAGATGTCTCCGGACATTAGAGCTTTTCGATGTTGCATTGGAATTATCCTCGGGATTCCAGCCCCAGTACGTGATAACGCGACCTTAAGGTCCCGGGTGTTGCCTATCTTATAACCTCCAACCGACTGTTGCAACAGTACAGCGGAAGCTTTCAGATAAAGCACCACGTATGGCCACCCGGATCGGCGTTGTAACCGTACCACAGACTTAGCGAAACGGAAAACTGCTGAGTACCAAGAAAACGTAAGTCCACCCTCCCTTAGGTGCAGTACCTTTAATAAGGCTGCACCTAAAGCGCGACCACCTTTTACAGTGGTCTGCCATTCAAAGTGGGCACCCTGAACGACTTTCGAGATTTCTCTCGGAGTCTGCTTCAGTAAGTGTTTCATGATAGTAAAGTTCATTGACCTTTAGCTATCACCGCTTTGAACCTTCGGTTTCCTCGTGAGAGGGCCGCAGGCACCCTTGGTAGGGTCCGTGAGGGTGACTCACGTTGGGGTTTATACCCTGATACTATGACTAGGCCTTGGGCCCCGCCCTAGCCTCTCAGCAGAAACAAAATTACTTTGACTCCTTCCTCCCGTCCCAACGGGCGAAGTGGACTTTTACCACAGGGGAATTTCGGTTCATTCTGTAACCTTTGATCAACTAGGAACATTTCCTCCCTTTTGGGGATTCTGTCACTTAGAGCGCCTTGCGCCGACAGTAACACCTGTACCTACGTCATCGAGCAGGATATAACCCTTACTCTCCTCAAGAGGATGAGACTATGGCTTGCGCCTCCTATTAAGTTAGGTTGGTGCCAACCCACCTGTTTCGCTGCCTCGATCGTTTCGATGAGGGAACTGGTAAACACCAGCTTCTTTGTCAAGCAACGATTCCTACTACTTCGCCCTTGGTAGGACGGTCGCTTCTGTCTCAATAGGACAGGGCATCGATTTCCTCGGAAGGAAACATTACCCTATTTCGGTTTCCAGCTCTCCCCGGGAGTCCTGGCCGGACATCCCGTTACCTTTCTACCACCATTTCGGGTGATACACCCCAGGTAGAAGAGCTTCTCATCAATAAGGATTGCAACCGCTGGGGTGCTCATGTACTCCACAGTCGGACTCGGACTTTACGTCATCCGATCCTGGTCAACGAGACCAGACATCCTAACGCAGACGTTGAATTCGCATTCAAGACGTCTGTGCCTCGGTTTTCACCGAGCGCAGATGGAACAACCATACCAAATTACTTCAGCATGACTGATCCACTCGTTTTGTGGAGCGCACTTCGCGCTCTGCAGATCGAGCGCTAGGCCGGGTGGCCT